ATTCACCTATTTTATGAACTCCGTCTACAAAATATAAAGTACCATTTTGACCACCTGTAGATTCAAAATTTACAAATTTAACATTTGATTGATTTGTTCTAGGTAATGTTGTAGCAGCAGGTAAACTACCTACAAGTATTCCTCCAATACCATATGTTAAATTATTTTGTGTACTACTAGTAATAGCAGTTGTTTCTAAAGTTAATATTGTATTACTAGTTACAGATAAAATTTTATAAATATTAGTTCCATTAATAGCAGAAACTATTTTAATATCATCACCTGCAGCAAAGTCTGTTGTAAATGAAGTACCAGTTCCATTTACTGTAGCAGAACCTGAAGAAATAGAAACTGTTCCTGGTCCTGTTGTAAATGTATCTTTATTTATTTGAACATATGAAGTACCTGTAGTACTAAAATATAAATCATCAGATTGAGCAACTACTATGCCATTAGCATAATTTTTTAAACCATGTATTAAATCAGTAACAGTTCCAGATGGACTTACAGCACTTGTAGTTCCCCATTTTTGATAACCATTTATTCTTCGATAACCACCTGTTGTAGAAGATTCAAAATTTTGTAATTTAGTTGCAGCACCAGGAGTTCTAAATAAAGCATGTGAACTTGAAACTAAATCCAAGCCACCTTGTACAGTAATGGAAGCTCCTTGCGTTGGCATTTATTATTCCTTTATATAAATAATCTTCTATCATCTTCCACATACTTAGGTTGTGGAGCATTTAATTGTTCAATCATTTTATTTAAACCTTTTTTATATTCATCTAAAGCTAATTGACTTTGAGAAATATTATCTTTAAATTGATAAATATAATATCTTGCTCTAGCTAATAGTACAGGTTTATATTGTTCTGGAAATAATACTACATCAGTATCATTAGTTAATGTTGATGGTCTATTAAATGCATTGAAATAAATTCTATAAACTCCATTTGGAATTGGAGATAAACCAAATCTTCTACCATCTTCACTTCTTAAAATTTTAGTAGGTACTCCATAATTTTGTTGATTAGATTTATCTTGTTCTTCACTTGATGCATAAAAATCTTTCCAAGTTTCTAATGTTACAAAAGATAAACTATGAATAGTATAAGGTGCAGTTTTACCTGTCACACCTTCTTCAGTTAATGTAAAACTATCCCAGTCTACATTTGAATAATCAGTATCAACACTTGATGAACCTGCTTTTAATAAGTACCATCTAGTACCTGCAACAGTTTCTATATAAGTATTACCATTATAATTATTTTGAGGAGCTGCAGTTGTTAACCATGACCATGTGTCTTGAGCATCTACAATATCAAAGTAAGCTCTGTTAACACAGTTAGCTACAAATTTTTGTATTGCTACAGCACCAGCTACACTTGTAAGTTCAGGTTCATTTATTTCAACTAACAGTTCGTTAGTCATTGATAGATAAGTTTTAGCCATTTAACAATTCCATGCTCTTAATGATTTATTAATTCTTGAATTAGGGTCTCTTGCTGTTTTAGCAGAAGTTAATTTCTTTTTCATGCCACGCATTCTTGCACAAAAACTCTTTCTTCTACCAGCATCTTTTTTAGTTTTAGGATTGGGTGCAGGTGGTTGAAGATTTCTTTTCTTACCAGTCTTAGTTCGACCTTTATTATAAGATGCTCTACCCTTTGCGTTCAAACCACCTTTAGGGTCTTTACCCTCTTTACGAGTCCAAGCAGGTGAAGACAATATACCCATAAATTACTTTTTCTTTTTTGACATCATTCCACCATACATCATTTTCTTTTTATCTGATGCAGAGTGTACTTTACCACCGTGTTTATATTTACCTTTATTTACTACTTTGCCATCTGGCATTGCTTTTTTCATTGGCATATTAAATCCTATTTGTTTATTATAAAATAGTAGGGGATATTGCTACCCCCTACCATTAATTACTATTAGTCGATAACGTAGATAATTTTACCTACTGAATCATCTCTTAATACTTTTCTACCCCATACCATTAGACCTCTAACGATATCGCTGAATGTAGCCGTATCTCTAACAGTTTCTACTTTGTTCATTGCTGAAGCAGCAGATACTGCAGATATATGACCAAATAAAGCTTCAGGCTGCGTAGCAGTACCTGCTGGTGAAGCACCAGTTAAGTCATTAGTTGGTAAGTTGTTAGATTTGTACATTGAGAAACCTCTAAGTAATCCAGATGCTACCAAACCGTTTCTAATTGAACCTTGACCTGCGTTGAAGTCAACAGTTAATAATTTAGAAGCTGTGTTTGATAAAACATTGTACCACTCAGGAGCTGCCACAAACCATCTGCCTTCTTCTGGAACGTTGTTTTCATCCAACTCTTTCGCAGCTAAAGCCATTTGGTTTAGAGGGTCAACTTCACCAGAACCGAATCCAATGTCAATCGGAACAGAAGTTGTTCCCATACCAGTTGTTACACCAGCACCTGCAGAAATTGCAGTCATGATATTAGCATCCATTGCATCTCTCAATTTGTACGCAGCATTGTCTGAAGCAATCGCTTGGAAATTAACATGAGAAAATCTTTTCTCTAAGTCATCCAATTTGAATGCAAAAGACTTAGCTTGGTCAATTGTAAGAACAAGTTCTTGGTCTGTTAAGTTTGTAGATGTTACAGCTAGACCTCTAGTGTAATCATTTACAGTTATTTGAGGTTCTTTGATAATATTTACTGTATCACCAAAGCTTGATATTTCGCCCATATAGTCTGTGTTACAGATTGCTTCTGCAACAGCAGCTTTTCTTAGAGCTATTTGTACTTTCTTTGAATAGACTTCAGGAATAAAAAACCCATTAGTTTGACCTGCAACACCTAATCCAAAGTTGTACGTAGAACCACCAGCAAATTTTGCCATAGTTATACTCCTTTTAGTTATTGGTTAATAAAAAAATAAAAGATAAAATTAATCTATAATTCTACCTTCCCTTTGAGCTTTTAGAATTTCTTTCTCATATTCCATAAACTCAACATCTGACATTTTAGCAATATCAGAACGTCTAAAGAACTTCTCCTTAGAGTTAGGAACTTGAACTTGTTCAGTAGTTTTTACTAACAAATCAGCTCCGTCATTCCTTGGTTGCTTCTTTTGGTTTTTTTTATCTAAGCCAAGTCCTCGGTCCTTCTTATACAAGTCAATTGCTCTTGCAGCAAGTTTACCATCAGAATTATTTTCATATATCCATTTTTTAATTTCCATTGGTTGAGCATCTGCCCACTCATGAAAATCATCTGACTCTTTGATATTCTCAAAGTCTGGATGATATTTAGAAAGTTCTAACTCTGCTTCACGTTGTTGTAAAGTTTTGTTAACTTTCTTTAACTCTTCTAGTTCTTCTTGCATAGTCTTAATTTGATTTGAAGACTGCAAGTGAGACACGGTTTCCACAACACCATATATGTCAGGATAATCATTCTTAAAAGCTTCTAGCTCTTCAGCAGATTTAGGTGGTGTATATTTAGGAGCATTGTTTCTTAATTGTGTTTTAAGTTCATTCTCCTTACTATTCCATTCACCTAGTTTCCTATCATAGTATCGTTTGAGGTCATCGTACCTCTTTTTGTAATCAACCTTTGCATAAGGGTTAGAATCAACATTTAATGCAGAATCTTGAACCTTATCCACAGTAGCTGTAGTATCATCGTTAGAATCATCTGGGTTGCTGTTATCAGCAGTAGCATTTGATTCATCTCTGTTACTAGCAGGGTTTGGCACATACAAACCAGAGTCAGCATTTTGGAGTGGCTTCGGCATAGAGTTTTCTGTATGCCAAGCTTTCCTCATGTTGTACGGATTTGCTGCGACTTTTTTTAGTCCTTCTTCGTTTTCGTTACTCATATTTCCTCCTTTAGGGCTTCTTAACTGAAGGTAGCTAAGGTAGGTGTTTCTTTTTAAAACGAAGCTACAAGGGCTTATAATAAAAATTTATTATAAGGTAGCTTGTCTATTCATAGAGTTACCTTTCTCTATAAATTCTTTTATACCATCTCTTGCTGTTCAGCTTGAGATTTAATTCCAGCATCATAAGCTTCTTCTGCTTGTTTCATCATCTTTCTTAATTTGTCTACACCAAGATGCTTAACTGCTTTTGCTGTAAATACAAATTCACCATCTGATAATAATGCTGGGATAGAGTCTGAAGTTCCTGTTCCTGGTCCTTCTACTTCTCCATCATCTGTAAATTCTGTTGCAACTATTTTTGGAATAATTGCTTCTAGTTCTGGATGCATCTCTACTGCATCATCTAAAATTTTTTCTTCTTCTTCTGATAAAGCTGATGTATCTATAATAGCATCCATGTCACCCATGTCTTCATCTTCCATATCTTCATCCATAGGTTCTTCATTCATACCTATAGGTTCTAATAAACCTTGGTCTTCTTCTGCCATCATTTCCATATCTGTTTCAGCTTCTTCCATACTTTCATCTTCAACAACATCACCTTCAGCATATGCTTGATAATCTGGTCGTTGGTCATACTTACTTCTTTCAACTCCTATCATACCACCTAATGCCATTTTTGTTTCTGCTTTAATTGTTTTTGATGCTTCGTATTCTTCTAGTTCTTTTTCTTGTTGGTCAGTCAATTGTAATCCACTATCTCTCATAGCTTTTAATTGCTCTATCTTTTTCAATTCAAGAACTTCTTTTGTTGAGAGTTCACCTTCATTAAATTTCATTCTATTCATTAATCCACCTTTAGCTTTTTTAATTACACCTTTACCTATTAAAATATCTTTTTGTGTGACTTCACCATCACCACTTAAATCAGGAAATGATTCACCACCATCTTTAAATCTTGTTCTTGTTGGAGATAATAATCTAGAAGGCATACCCTGTCTAGCAGACTGAGGGGTATTGACATCATAAGGTGTAATACCTACATCTTGAGTAGGGTCATTTTTTGCTATGTAAGGTGGTTGAGACATAAGTCCACCAGTAGCCATATTAATAGGTTTATACTTTTTCATTATACTTCTCCAATTAGTAATATTATAGCAATTGATTATTAAATAGTCAACTATTATTTAGCTATATCTTTAACCTGGAATTGTAGGTTCTTCAATTTGTCCAGTAAATTCCATCTCCCCTGGCATTGGTGTATTACCAGGTCCGATTGGGCTTTCGCCATTTCCTGAGTTGTTTGTTCCTGGAGTTTGTTCAGGTACTCCACCATAACCTGCCATTGCTCCGAGTTGACCAGAGACATCAGCTTGGTTGCTAGTTCCTTTGTTAACATTTTGTTGTCCTATTATTTTTGCGTAGATTTCTGCTTCATCTCTTGTATTCATAATTTCTTCTGGGTCTAAATCAAGTGAGTGTGCTAACTCTTTGATTACCTCAGACATTCGTACAAAAGGAGCAATTGCTGGATTCTGTACAGTTTGTAAGAACATAGTTAGTCTTTGACTTCTAACTTCTTTCTTCATCAAACTAGAAGAACCAGTTGCTTTAATTTCTAAATCACCTCTGATGGGTAAGTCACCTTCATAGAATTGCATATTCCATTGGAACATTGCTTCACCTAAAGGTTTAATTAATTGGTCATCAATATTTTTAATTACTGTTTTAATATTTAATGATGCTGCTCCCATTAACATTGACATACCTGATGCTGTTCTTGTCATAGATTGAACACCAGTTTGTCCATGTGAATAAGAAGGTAATCCAGTTGATTCATCTGCAAGTTGTCTAAACTTGTCAAACATTTGCATATTCTCAACTGCAGTATTTGGAAACTTCAATCCATAAATAGATTGTCCAGGTACACCTGATTGTCTTTTAAATATTTTACCAGGATGTATTTCCATAGTTTGATTAGATGATAAAGCAGATTCATCTACATCAAATACTAAGTTACCTGCTAATGCTAAGTTATCAATAGCCATTCTTGCATGACCATTCATAATCTGTTGAGCATCATCCATATTTTCTGGAACACCTATTCCAAAAAATGTATAAGGATTCTTTTCATACACAAATGCTTGATACGGAACTCTAAAAGGTTTAAAAGGATTTTCTACTATTCTAATTATTTTTCCTCTATGCATCCAAATATTAACTTGAACTTCTGCATCATCATCAATATCGTCATCAATTGATAATCCTTCTTCTCTTGCAGCTAATGCATTAATTGTTCCCCAATATTCTAATACTTCAAATCTATTATGAGTAATATCAGCATAGTGACTTTTTTCTAAATCAATATCTGTTTCCCATTCTTTTTTATTATAGTTAGCACCCATCTTTATACATTCTAAAATAGCTTGTCTATTAAAGAAAGGTCTGTTCGCTAAATCTAAAAACTGACTTCTATTTAATCTGTGTCTTTGAATTATAAATTCTGCTTCATCCATTGTTCTTGCATTAGGGTCAGGATAAAAATCCCAGACACTAACAAATTCCATTCTTGGAACTTTAACAATTTCAGGTGTGTACTCTCTACCATTACCAGTATTCGTATACTTATGTAAAGTTTTATTATAAGTAAAAGGTCCTTTGATAATTCCTGTTCCTAATAAACAAGATTCAAATATTGCATTCCTTAATTGAATACTACCATCTGATTCATCTATTTGGTCGTGTATTAATTTTTCTAATTGTCTTGCAGCAATTTGTGCTGGTTTAATCTGAGGCATGTCAGGTGTTGGTGCAGGACCTTCAGATAAATTTGCATCTTCATATTTAGATTGTAAGTCTCCTAATTGAACTTCACTTAAAGTTTGAAATGTTGCACCTTTAGGTAATTCTCTTCCATCACCAGGAAAACCAACTACATCAGATGGCATACTTAATCCTGGTTGTTGTC